GGCGGATTTCTCTCCCCGGAGTCGAATCTCCGGCGCTCGAGGCCGTCGACGGAGGCTCGAGGTCTCGGTGCGCGGCATCGGGCGGAACGGCGGCGATGGGCGCCGATTGTCCGCGGGGGATGCGTGCCGTGTTCGATCTGCGAGGAGCTGATCGAGGCGGGCGCCGAGTGGGATCTCGATCACACGCCGGATCGGCGCGGGTATCGCGGGCCCGCTCACTCGAGCTGCAACCGGCGCGACGGCGCGCTCCGGACGAACACGCGTCGCCGGCGGCGGTCGCGGCTGTGGTAGTCGTCGCCGATCTGATCGCGCCGCGGGTTCAGTGGGTTCCGGAAGCTGCCGACGACGAGCTCGGCGATCGCGCGGTCGAGTTCTGCCGGCGCGTCGGGCTCAAGCTGGACCCCGAGCAGGAGCTCGTGCTCCGCGGCTCGCTCGGCGTGAACGCCGGCGGGCGGTGGCAGACACCCGAGGTCGGATTCACGGCGCCGCGGCAGAACGGCAAGGGCGAGGTACTCCTCGGCCGCGAGCTGTTCGGGCTGTACGAGCTCGACGAGCGATTCATCGTTCACTCGGCGCACGAGTTCAAGACGTCGGAGCGGCATTCGCAGCGGCTCGAGGCAGTCGTGCGGGGCTGCCCGGAGCTGTTCAAGCGGGTTAAGCGCGCCGGCTCGGGCCGGCTGCTCGGGTTCCGGTACTCGCACGGCGACGAGGCGCTCGAGCTCGACGACGGATCAAAGATCGAGTTTCGCACCCGGACGAAATCAGGGATGCGCGGATTCGACGACGTCGCGCTGCTCGTGCTCGACGAGGCGATGATCCTCTCGGAGTGGGCGCACGGCGCGATGATGCCGACCGTTCGCGCGTCGAAGGCCGAGCGCGGGCCGCAGCTGTGGTACACGGGCTCGGCGGTCGATCAGGACGTGCACGAGCACGGGATCGTTCTCGCGCGTGTACGCGAGCGCGGGCTCGCGGGCGAGGATCAGCGGCTCGCATATTTCGAGTGGTCGCTCGATTTCGATCACCCGGACGACGTACCCGACGAGGTGATCGAGGACCGCGAGCGGTGGGCCGAGGTCAATTTCGCGATCGGCCGCGGCCGCGTGCAGATCGAGCAGATGGAGCTCGAACACTCGTCGCTAAGCCGGCGCGCGTTCCTGACGGAGCTCCTCGGCGTTGGCGATTGGCCGGCGACCGACGGATCAAGCGAGCTCGTGATCTCGCTCGAGGCGTGGCGCGAGGTCGAGGACGAGGCATCGGTGCTCGTCGATCCCGTGTGTCTCGCGTGGGACGTGTCGCCGAGCCGGCGTACCTCGGTCGCGGCTGCGGGGCTGAACGAGGCCGGCGAAATGCACGTCGAGGTGATTCACGCTCGCGCCGGCACCGGGTGGCTGCCCGATCGGCTCGCCGAGCTGCTCGAGCGGCACGAGGTGCTCGAGGTCGCGACCGACGGGCTCGGGCCGTCCGCGGCGCAGATCTCGCGCGTCGAGGAGATCGCGGGCGTCGAGGTGAAGCGGACGACCGCCGGCGAGTACGCCGAGGCGTGCGGGCTGTTCGCTGACGGCGTCGGCGAAAAGACGCTGCGGCATATCGGGCAGGAGGAGCTCGACGTCGCGGTGAAGGGTGCTCGGACGCGGCCGCTCGTCGACCGGTGGGCGTGGTCTCGTACGAAATCGGTCGCGGACGTCGGGCCGCTCGTCGCGTCGTCTATCGCCGTGTGGAGCGCGACCCGGCAAGACATAGGCGAGGTGGTGATCTACTGATGCGCTGGCCGAGGATTCTTAAGCGTGACGTCGAGCCGCTCGAGGGCACGAACATTTCGCTGTTTAACACGATCATCCCGGCGTGGTGGGCGCAGGAGGGGCTCTCGCTCTCGCAGCAATGGGTGCCGGGCGACGGCCGGCTCGCCGAGCGCGTGTGGACGTCGTCGAGGTGTATTCAGCTGAACGCGCAGCAGATCGCGTCGATGCCGGTCCGGTTCGAGGGGCCGGAATCGGCGACGCCGCCGGCGTGGCTGAGCTCACCCGATCCGCTGTGGTACCCGAACGGGATCGGCGACGCGATGTTCTCGATTGTCGCGCAGCTGTACGCGTGGGGGTTCGCGTGCCTGTACGTGACCGATTTCTACGCCGACGGGTTCCCGCGGCGCTGGACCGTGCTCGACTCGTCGAGGCTCACGATCAGGCGCGCGGCCGACGGCGGTCGCAGCTACAAGATCGGCTCGACCGATATCGACCCGGGGCGCGTCGTGCAGATCGACCGGAACCCGGGCTCGGCCGCGCACGGCTGCTCGGCGCTCGAGGCGTTCAGTCAGAACGCGTGGGGGCTGCTCGCCGCCGGAAATCAATCGATGGCGGTCTCGCAGGGCGCGATGCCGAAGGTGTATCTGCAGTCGAAGCGGAAGCTGCAAAAGGCGCAGGCCGAGGACATTCAGACGCAATGGATGCAGGCGACGAGCTCGCGCAACGGGGCGCCGCCGGTCGTGCCGCCGGAGCTCGAGCCGCAAGAGCTCGCGTTCAACCCGTCCGATATGGCGCTCCTCGAAACGCAGGAGTGGAACGCGAAAGTTCTCGCGAACGCGTACGGCGTGCCGGCGGTGCTCCTGAACATGGCGCTGCAGGGCGGGCTCACGTATCAGAACCCGGCCGCGCTCGGCGAAATGTGGTGGCGGTTCGAGCTCCGGCCGACCGGTAAGCGGATCGTCGACGCGTTCACGGCGCAGATGCTCCCGGCCGGCTCGTACGTGTGGCTCGACGCCGGCGACACGTTCCTCCCGCTCGACCCGAACAGCGAAACCGACGACCCGCAAGAGTCGACGGTCGCGAAAGCGTCGCCGGCGCAACAGCCGCGACTAACAGCCGTAGGAGGTACTACGCCATGAGCACGACTCAGCTCGAGAATCCGGAGCTCGAGAACGAGGCGCGCGGGCCGCTCCTGCGTGAGTTCGTCGCCGAGCTCGCGCCGGGCGAGGGCCGCACCGTCGATCTTCGGATCGTTCCGTACGGCATCGCCGCCGAGGTCTCGGACGGCGGGCCGCGCTACCGCGAGGAATGGATGCACGGCGCGTTCGACGATCAGCTGCGCGCCGCGAACCGCGTCGACGTGCTGCTCAATTTCGAGCATCAGGCCGGCATCGGCGGGCTGATCGGCCGAGGGCTGCGGCTCGAGTCGCAGTCGGACGGGCTGTACGGCTCGTTTCGGATCTTCGACGGGCAGGACGGCGACAAAGCGCTCGAGCTCGTGCAGGAGGGCGTGCTCGGCGGCGTCTCGCTCGAGGCGTACCCGAAGCGGTCCGTCCGCACGTCGGCGGGCATCGTTCAGCGCGTGAAAGCGCACCTCGACAAAGTCGCGCTGTGCCGGCGCCCGGCGATTCCGGGGGCTGCCGTGCTCGCGATCCGCGAGGAGATCATTCTCGACGAGGAGGTGCTCGCGTTCGATCTCGATCCCGAGCTCGTCGAGCGTTGTCGGCTGCTCGGCGTAGAGTTGCCGGCTAGATATGCGACGCACCCCGGCGAGGGCACCCCGGACGATGGCTCCGGCACCCCCGACGACGAGCCGGCACCCGTCCCGAACGACGGCGAGTAGTGATCCCGACGACCTAAATCCTTAGATCGGAGGGACCAGGAAATGCAGACGGAAACCGAAAAGAGACTCGCGATTCGGATCGGCGAGCGCGAGTCGACGCAGCAGCTGCACGAGGAGCTACTGCGCGACGTGGGCGAGGAGGATCTGAACGACGCTCAGCTCACGCAGGCGAAGGCGTACCGCTCGCGCATGGTCGAGCTCGACGACGAGATCGGCGAGCTGACGTCGGCCGCGGAGGCCGACCGGGCCGCGCTCGAGCGGTCGAAGGCCGTTCGGCGGGCAATGTCCGGCGCGGTCGACGGGACCGAGGTCGAGGAGGACGGCGTCGTCTATCGCACGATGGCGGCGTACGCTCGCGATTTCATCCTCACCCGGCAGTCGCCGGTCGCGTCGAAGATCGCCGCGCAGTTCGGCGATCCCGAGGTGATCGCAAACGCGCTGCAGCGGCTCGAGCTCGTGAAGCGTGTCAACAACACGCTTTCGTCGAACGTCGGCGGGCTCACTCCTCCGCAGCACATCGCGCAGATCTTCCAAGTGATCAACGCGACGCGGCCGCTCGTCGAGTCCGGGCAGCGGTCGACGCTCGAGCGGGGCACGCTCACCTATCCGAAGGTCACGACCCGGCCCGTCGTCGCGGTGCAGGCGTCGGAAAAGACCGCGGCCGGTGATCAGGGGATGGTTATCGACATGGAGACCGCGACGGCGTCGACGTACCTCGGCGGCGGCGATCTCTCGTGGCAGGCGATCAATTGGTCGACGCCGGACGCGCTCGACCTTTGGTTCCGGCTCGCCGCGGCCGATTACGCGCTCAAGACGGAGCAGGACGCGGCGCAGGTCCTGCAGCACAGCGCGTTCTCGTTCAACATCAGCTCGCCGATCGGGGCTACGCCGACGTTCGCCGAGTTCATGACGGCGATCGGCGCCGGCTACGCCGAGGTGTTCGCGAACAGCGGGCGGATCGCGGACACGATCTACCTCGCACCGGACCGGTACGGGTACCTGCTCGGGCTGACGTCGGCTGCGTTCACGCAGTTCACGTCCGTGAACGGCGACAACGTCGGGCCGCTCAAGCTGGTTGTCTCGCGCGGGATGGATTCCGGCGTGATGGCCGTCGGCGACTCGGCCGGGCTGCTCGTCGCCGAGACGGCAGGAGCTCCGGTCGAGCTCCGCGTCGTCGAGCCGGCGATCGGCGGCGTCGAGGTGGGCATCATCGGCGCATTCGAGGCCGTCGTCGTCGACGAGGGCGCGTTCTCGATGATCACGACCGCGAGCTAGGACGAGCTCGAGGGACACGGCAAAAGAGGGGGGCGCCGGTTCGCCGGCGCTCCCCCTGATCGAGAGGAGCTGAAACCGTGATCGTCGAGCTCGACCCGATAAACGCAGTCGACCTCGCCACCGGCTCGGTCGTGGTCTACACGCCGGACGCCGGCGCCGCGGTCGTGGCTGTTCTCAGCGTCGACGGCGACCCGGTCTCGCCGGACGGCAGCGGGCAGATCGGGTTCAGCGCGCCGCCGACCCTCGCGCAGATCTTCGCGCAGACCTCGAGCGGAGCGCTCTCGACGTTCGTTCAGATCATTTACAACCCGGTAGCTACCGACCCGATCCGGGCCGGGCTCACGTTCGGGGGCCGGCTCGCCGAGCCGTGGGCGCCGGGCGAGTCGTACGACGGCTCCGAGCTCGCGGTGCTCCTGATCGGCGATGGCCACTATTGGCAGACGACCGACGTCGGCACGTCCGACACGGTCGAGCCGGATTGGTCGAGCGCGTTCGGAGGGACGATCCTCGACAACGGCATTACGTGGGAGGACGACGGGCCCGTGCCGTCGGGCGGATCGATCACCGTCGCGCTCGAGGTCGTCGGCTCGGGTGACGCCGGCGGGCCGTTCGTCGGCGCGACGACCGACGAGCTGTTCCGCATTCTCAAGATTCGGCAGCCGACGGCCGAGCAGCTCGCGTCGGCCGAGCGGGTGCTGCAGACCGCGTTCCTCGAGATCGTCGCCGAGATCGATTTCGCCGACGGCGAGACCGTCGACGACCTCACGGCCGACGAGGCCGCGCTGTGTGTCGGCGTGAACCTCGACCGCGCGGCGGATCTGTGGCGGCACACGGAGTCGATCCCCGGCGTGACCGGGCTACTCGGCGACGAGGGCGCGATCGCACAGCCGGCCCGCTACTCGTGGGAACGGTACGCGCAGCGGCTCACGACCGTAAAGCGGCAATGGGGGCTCGCGTAACGTGGCGACGCTCGAGCAGATCCTCGCCGAGCTCGCGAATCAGATCCGCGACACGATCGACGACGTGACCGACGTCGACGTGCAAGTCGAGCCCGGGTGGCTCCTCGCACCGTCGCCGCCGGCGATCGATATCTACCCGGCCGACCCGTCGAACGAGCCCGAGCTCGCCGCGTTCGGCGAGCAGATGGGCGGCGAGCTGATCACCGTTCGAGCTCGCGTCTCAGCTGCGGATATCGACGCCGGGCAATCGCTCCTGCTCGGGTTCATGGACGACGAGCACGAGCTCTCGATCGTGAATGCGATCACCGATCCGACGCTGAACGGGCTCGCCGACACGCTCGCGTTCCGCGGCCGCAGCGGGTACCGCGAGTTTCCCGATCTCTCGGGCGAGGGGCGGTGGCTCGGGTGCCTGTGGTCGTTCGTCGTCGTGAAAGCGCGCTCGTGACCGTCGCCGAGCTCGAGCCGGCGATCTCTCGAGAGGCTCGCGAATACCCGGCGTGGCTGCTCGCCGGCTGCGAGACCGGGCTGTGTCTGTTTGCGGCCGCGTTCCTCGGCGTGAACGACGTCGTGCATTTCGCGCGCCGGCGGATCGCGACGGTAGCCGTCGACCGCGACGCCGGCCGGCTCGAGCAGATGCGCGCCGTGTATCCCGGGTGCGTCGAGCTCGTCGCCGGCGACGCGTTCGAGTTCGTCGAGCGAGCTCGAGCTGCCGGCCGCGTGTGGGATGCGATCAGTGTCGACCCTTTCCTCGGCGACGCGACGGAGCGAGTGCGCGCGAATCTGCCGGCGTTCCTCGAGCTCGCGCGCAAGGTCGCGACCGTCACGATTCCGTTCGACGCGCCGGCGCCCGTGGTCGACGGGTGGCAGGCGTCGACGATCGTCCGCTCGCCGGCGGCGTCGTGGTTGGTCCTGACTCGTGTCTGAGGTCGCAGCGCTCGAGGCGACTCGCGTCGACCTCCTCGGATCGTGCGCGGCCGCGGGCTGTCTCGAGCTCGCCGGCACGATGCGCGCGAAACTCGATACGCCGAAGTACCGCGAAAACGTCTCGCTGCTCGCCGTGCCGGCGTCGCTCGAGGAGTGGCGCGCGGAGCACCGGACGGCGCGCAAGCGGGCCGACCGCTGCGGCCGGCTCGGCTACTCGTTCGCCGAGATCGATCGCTCGCTGTTCGACGATGACATTCACGAGATCAACACGTCGCTAAGCGCGCGGCAGGGCCGGCCGATGGAGGCCGGGTACCGCTCGTGGCGCCGGCACGGCCGGCTGCCCGAGTACCCGTGCTCGAGGCACGCGATCCGCACATACGGCGTGCTGCAGGGCGACCGGCTGCGCGCCTATCTGACGCTGTACCGCGTGCACGAGCTCGCGCTCGTCTCGATGATCCTCGGACACGGCGCGCACCTCGCCGACGACGTGATGTATCTCCTATTCGCCGGCGTCGTCGCGGATCAGGCCGGCGCCGGCGGCGTGTTCTACTACAACCGGCACGATTCCGGAACCGAGGGGCTCCGGTACTACAAAGAGCGGCTAGGGTTCGCCGCCGGCGAGGTCGAGTGGCAGCTGTGACCGACGCGACCGTGATCTCGTGCCTGTACGGCGACTCGCACGACGAGTACGTCGACGAGTGGGTACGCGCGCTCCGCGGGCTCGATCCGGCGCCGGCGTGGGTAATCGTCGGAACCGACCGGCCGCGGCTGATCGGCGGCGTGCTCGAGGTCGAGGCCGACGCCGGCGGGCGCTATCCGCAGCCGGCGTATCTGAACGCGGCGCTCGAGCTCGTGCGGACCGAATGGGTATGGCAGCTCGACGTCGACGACGTCGCGTTCTCTGACGCGCTCGAGGGGCTCGAGCTCGTCGCCGGCGACGTGTGGCAGCTCGGCTACACGAGCTCCGACGGCGAGGACTACCGACCGCCGCAGCTCGCCGGCGCGGAGCTCCTCGAGCTCGACCGTAACCCGTTCGTGGCCGGCTCGTGCATCAGGGCGTCGACGCTGCGCGCGGTGGGCGGGTTCCCCGACGTCGCGCTGCAGGATTGGGCGCTGTGGCGCGAGCTCGCGCGCGCCGGCGCGTCGTTCGTCTCGAGCAGCCGGTCGCATTTCTACTATCGCCGGCACGCAATGACACGCGGACAGACCGAGCTCACGATCAGCGCGCGCGCCGAGCACCTCGAGGAAATGCTCGCGAGGGAGACCCGTGTTCCCGTCTAACGTCTCGGCCGTGATCGTCACGAAGGGCGACGTCGACCTCGAGCCCGTGCTCGAATCGCTGATCTTCGACGACGTCGTCGTCTATGACAATTCGGTCGAGCCCGTCGACGCGATGACTCACGGCCGCGTGCTCGGAGCGCTGCGCGCGCAGCACGGCGTGATCTACTCGCAGGACGACGATATCGTGCACACGCCGGAGAATCAGCTCGCGATCCTCGAGGCGTACGAGCCGGGCGTGCTCGCCGGCTGTATGTGGTCGGAGTGGTCAGACGGAGCTCGCCGGCAGGGGATCGAGCACGGGTACGACGACCTCGTGTTCCCGGGCTCGGGCTCGATCGCCGACCGCGACGTGTGGCTCGAGGCGGTCGATCGGTATCTCGCCGTGTGGCCGCGCGACGAGTTTTTCGATCTGTGGTCGGACACGATCATCGGCGTAATCGCGCCGACGAAACAGCTCGACATTCGGTTCGACGCGCTGCCGTGGGCCGAGGCGCCCGACCGTATGTGCAATCTCGACGACGCGGTCGCGCTTAAGACTGAGGCGATCCGCCGAGCTCGAGCGATCAGGGAGGCGACCACGTGAGAGACCGCGCACCGTTCAGGGCCGACGACCTCGAGGAGCTCGACCGTCGTTTCCTCGCGCGGGCGGCGCGCGTGGTCGCGATGGCGGACGTCGTAGCCGGAGCTCGAGCTCCGAACGTGATCGGGCTCCGGCACGACTGCGACTCGGCCGAGTCGATCGAGACCGCGGCGAAAATGGCGCGGTGGGAGGCCGAGCGCGGCTACCGGTCGACGTACTACGTGCTGCACACGTCGCCGTATTGGACGTCGCCGGCGTTTCCGCAGCTCCTCGAGGAGATCGCCGGCTACGGGCACGAGATCGGCATTCACTCGAACGCGCTCGCCGAGTCGCTCCGGACCGGCGAAGATCCCGACGAGATCCTCGACCGCGCGATCGCGCGGCTGCGCGAGCTCGGCTACCCCGTGCGCGGCGTCGCGGGGCACGGCGACCCGTTCTGCAATCGCGACCGCGGGATCGACGAGGGCACGTTCGCGAACGACGAGCAATTTCTCGAGTGTCGACGCGTGAACATGGGGCCGTCCGACCGTGTGATCACGCGCGGGGCGATTAGCCGGCAGATCGCGCCGCGGCCGCTCGCCGATTTCGGGCTCGAGTACGACGCCGTATGGTGCGCGTACCCGTTCCCGTTCAGGATCTCCGACTCGGGCGGGCGGTGGCTCAATCCCGGGTTCGGCGAGACCGCGGCGAAGTTCGCCGAGCAGCTCGACGTCGAGGAGCTGCCGACCGAGACCGACCACCCGCGGCAGCTGCACATGCTGATTCATCCGGATTGGTGGGCTCGGGCATTCGCCGCCGAAAGGCTCGCCGCGTGAGCAGGCTCGCGTTCGTCGTACCCGTGCACGGCCGGCACGACCTCGCCGCGATCTGCCTACGGCAGCTCCGCAGGACGTGCGACGAGCTCGCCGGCGCCGGCGTCGACGCGAGCGCGATCCTGATCACCGACCGCGAGAACCTCCTCGAGCTCGCGCACCGGCTCGGCGCGGGGCTGCTCGGGTTCGGCACGTACGAGCGCGATAACCGGTTCCTGTCGCGCAAGTTCAACGACGGCATTCAATGCGCGCTCGACCCGAAGATCTCGCCGCGGCCGGCCGACTACGTCGTGCCGTTCGGTTCCGACGATTGGGCCGATTGGCGGCTGTTCGCCGACCTCCCCGACGATCACACTGTCTACGGGTTTCAGCGAATGTCGTTCGTACGGGAGGACGGCCGCGAAATGATGACTGCTCACCTCAACTACCCGGGCGGCGCCGGCATTCGGATTTTTCCGCGCGCGCTGATGGCCGAGCTCGGGTACCGGCCCGGCGACGAGGACCGATCTCGCGGCTGCGATACGAGCATCCTCACGAACCTACAGCGGCACCTCGGGCACCGAATGCGGATCGAGCACCGGCACCTACACGACCGGCAAATCGTCGATTGGAAATCGCGCGGCGAGCAGCTGAACGGGTACCTCGAGATAGGCCGGCTGCGTCGCGGCGCCGACTACGTCGACCCGTGGGCCGAGCTCGCCGAGCACTACCCGGCCGAGGCGCTCGAGGAAATGCGCGCGCACTACGGCGTCGCCGAGGCGGTCGCAGCGTGACGCGCTCGAGGCCGTTCGGCGTGTATCGGGTGATCGGCCGGCGCAAGTACCGCGGGCACGAGCCCGGAACAGTTTTCGAGGCGTACCTCGACCCCGCAGTCGAGCAGCGCGCGATCGCGCGGAACGCGATCGAGCTCCTGCGTCGCGAGTCGCCTACAGTCGAGCCGGCGAAGTACGAACCGCCGGCCGAGTGGCGGTCAGAACGGCCGCATTCCACCGAGGCGCCGACCGGCGTCTCTACCGCGTGAGAGGAGGCAACAAGCGATGAGTTACACGAAGGGCATCGCGCTACACGACGAGATTCACATCGACGGGAACGACGTCTCGAACGCGTTTCGGTCGTTCGGATTCGCCGGCGAGGATTCCGACGTCGACGTGTCCGGGTTCAGCGTCACCGGGAACGACGAGTCGCTCTCGGGCACGCGGGCGCAGTCGTTCGAGGGCGAGGCGTTCTACACGCCGGAGCTGTGGGCGATCCTGTGGCCGCTGTTCGACGACCGGACAGTGTTCGAGGTCGTGTGGCGCCCGAATGGGCTGATCGACTCGAGCCGCGAGACGTACTACGGGAACGTGCAGCTGCGGTCGTTCAACCCGAACGCAACCCGCGGCGACGTTCAGGTGATGACGTGCACATTCAAGGCCGCGGACGAGACCGGCATTCAGTCGACCGACGGCACCTAGACCGACACGAAAGGAAGTGCTCACGCGTGGCCGCTGAAAACAACACCGAGGCCGGATTCACGATCGACGGCAGCGTGTACCCGCTGCCCGAGATCGACTCGCTGACGATGGACGAGCGCGACACCCTGTACGGCTACTGCCAACTAGTGCAGGAGGATTTCGCTCCGCTCGAGGGCGAGGACGACGACGAGCACGAGGAGCGCGTGCTCAAGCTGACGCGGCACCCCGGGTTCCTGCGAGCGCTGATGCACATCGCGTACGCTCGCGCGCACCCGAAGCTGCCGGCCGGCCGCGTTCGGGATCTCGTCGGCGCCGCTGTGTTCGTCGAGGCCGTCGAGACACTCGACGTCGGCGACGGGCCCGAGGCCGAGGAGGACCCTACGCCGGAGCTGACGAGCGAGCTCGGCGAATCATCGCCGAGAAACTCGGACGGCTCGAGCAGGAGTTCTGGACCTCCTTCGATCGACGATACGGCCGCACCGGTCGACCGGCCCGTACTTACTTCGGTTGGAAACTCGCAGCGCTCGGAGTCCAGCCCGACACCGTCGGAATCCTGACGCCGGCGGATCTCCTGAACCTCGATCTGTTTTTCGACGCTAGGTACCTCGACTCGGGGGAGTGATGGTCTCAGCGGTGCACATACGAGGGCTCGCGGAGCTCGATAAGGCGTTCGCCGCGGCGTCGCGCACCGAGCAGAAAGAGTTACGCGTCGGGCTCGCCGAGGCCGCGGAACCCGTCGGCCGCAGCGCGGAGTCGCTCGCGCGGGAACGTATCTCGCATATCGGCGATGCGTGGTCGGAAATGCGGATCGGCGTCACCCGGAGGCTCGTCTACGTCGCGCCGAAACAGCGCGGCCGGGAAAGCCGGCGCAACCCGAACCTACGCCGGCCGAACCTCGCCGAGCTCCTGCTCGGCCGCTCGATGGTCCCGGCGCTCGAGCTGCACGCCGGCGAGGTGCAGGAGCGGCTCGGGCACGTGCTCGACACCGTCGGCCGCGTTTGGGAGGCTGTGTAGCGTGCCGACTCGGAAACTCCTCGTCGAGATCGCCGGCGACGACCGTAGCCTGCTCCGGACGTTCAAGAGCTCGGCTCGCGGCGCGCACGCGTTCAACAGTGAGATAGGCCGCGGCACGCGCGGCGCGATCGCGGCGTCGGGCATTTACTCCGGGCTCGGTCGATCGCTCGCGTTCGCGAGCGCGTCGTTCCTCGGCGGCGCCGGCATCGTCGCGGCGATCAAATCGACGATCTCGGCCGGCGAGGAGTCGCAGCGGGTGCTCGCGCAGACCGAGGTCGCGGTGAAAAACGCGGGGCAGTCGTGGGCGACGTACGGAAAATCGATCGAGGCGACCGCGCTCAAACAGTCGAGGCTCTCGGCGTTCTCCGACGAGGAGCTCCTCGGCACGTTCTCGAATCTGATTCGCCGGACCGGCGACGTCCGAAAGGCGTTCCGGCTGAACGCGCTCGCGGCCGACGTCGCTCGAGGCCGGAACATCAATCTGCAGGCGGCGACGCAGCTCGTGATCCGCGCGTCGCTCGGGATGGCCGGCGCGCTCCGGCGAGTCGGGATCGCGGCAAAGAACGGCGCGACCGGGACGCAGCTACTGCAGCTCCTGCAAAAGAAGTACGCCGGCGCCGCTGCGGCGTACGGGCGCACCGCGCAAGGGGCTATGGACCGGTTCCGGAACGCGATCGACAACGTGCAAGAGGCGATCGCGCGCGGCATCCTCCCGCAGCTGACGCAGCTCCTCATTCGGGCCGCGGATTGGCTCGACAACGCGAAGAATCAGCAGAAGATCGTCGCCGTGCTCACCGGCATATTTCGAGCTCTCGCCGGCGCGATCAAAGCGGCGGTTACGTTCCTGCGGCCGCTCGTCGGGCTAGCCGCTCGAGTCGCCGACGCCGTCGGCGGGTGGACGACCGCGCTCGAGCTCGCCGCCGGCGCGTGGGTCGGATTCAAAGTGCAGGCGATCGTCGCGAATCAGGTCGCGGCCGTGAGCGCTCGCGTCGCCGCCGGCGAGGTCGTGTCCGTGTGGCGGGCCGCGCTCGTCTCTACCGGGTGGGGGGCGCTCGCGCTCGCCGCCGGCGCCGCGGCCGCGTACATCATCACGCATTGGAACAAGGTCAAAGTCTATTTCGAGAATTTCTGGCTCGAGTTCGAGCTCCGCGCGAATCAAGCCGTGCTGTTCGTGCTCAAGGCGTTTAACTCGATCGGCTCGCACCTCAAGATCTTTATCCCCGGGCTCGGCACTAAGAACCTGATTCCGGGCGCCGACAAGATCGGCGACGCCGCCGATTTCATCGCCGGGAACGTGCGTCTGATCAAGCGGCAGCAGGACGCGCTAGCCGCGCAGCTCGCCGCCGGCGGCGCGAAGGTCGACAAGGCCGCGAAGATCGGCGGCGGCGGTCTCGGAAATCTCGGGCTCGGGCCGCTGCCGAAGTTCACCGACTCGACCGGCACTAAGCCGAAGGCGCTTACGTGGCTCGAGAAATACGAGAAGGTGTGGCGCCGGCTGCAGCTCACGCTTTCGCAGGCGCAGCTCTCTACGTCGCTGCAGGACGACCTCGTCGCGCTAAAGGCGATGGAGGCGAGCGTGCGCGAGCAGCTCCGGCTACACAAAGGGTCGATCGACCTCGAGGAGAAACTCGTCGGCGTGCTCGGGCAGGAGCGCGACCTAACGAAACAGATCGCCGACAATCGCCGCGAGCTCGTGAAGTCGCGGCAATTCCGGGCGCTCGGGCTCACGTCGACCGGTGACGATCGCGTCGCCGGCGTGAAGGCGCTGCAGAAACAGCTCGCGCGCGTGAACACCGCGACCGCCGGGACGTTCCTCGACACGAAGCACACGCGCTCGGTGCTCGCGCGTATCCGGAAGGTGCTCGCCGGCGGGCTCGGCGCCGTCGGCCGCGACGTTCGGCAGAAAGTGAAAGAGATCCTCGACGGGATCAATCAGCAGCTAAAGGATCACACGGGCGATCAGACGAAGTTCCGGCACGCGCGCACGTCGCAGATCCTCGCCGGGCTCGGGCTCTCACCCGAGCAGCTCCGAATCGCTCGAGCTCGTCTCGCGGCCGTCGGGCAGGGCGGCACGCTCCCGGGCAAGGTCTCGCCGGCGTTCGCCGGCGCCGGCGGGATCGCGATCGGGACCGTTCACGTTCACGGCGTGCAGAACCCGCGGCAATTCGAGCAGCAGATGCGGAAGCGGCAGCGCTCGAGACCGGCGCTCCGTCGAGGGCCGTAGCGCGTGGGCGCTCTCGAGGGCGTGTGCATCGCGCCGAACGACTCGACGCTCGAGCCCGCTCCGGATTGGCTGCGGCTCGACGACGGGTATACGAAGGTCGCGTCGTACACGATCGACCGGGGCCGCGATTTCGAGCTCGACCTCACGGACGGCGGTCGCGCCGAGGTCACGATCCGCGACGTCGCCGGCGTGCTCGACCCGACGAACACGGGCGGCGATCTGTACGGGCTGATCGAGCCGCTGATGCAGGCCGGCATCGCGCGGTGGAACCCCGTTCTCGAGGAGTGGCAGACGCGGTTCCGCGGGTTCGTCGGCGAGTGGGATTACGAATTCGATCCGTCGCAGCGCGTTAACGTGCTGACGCTCGAGCTCGTCGATATCTACGAGATCCTGAACACAATCGAGATGCAGCCCGGGCAATTCGGCGACGTACCGCCGATCGCGAATCAGGGCGACGTGTTTTTCGACAACGCGGCCGTAGACGATCGAATCCTGCAAGTGATCTCCGACGCCGGGCTGCCGGTCGATTTTTTCGTCGTGTTCTCCGGCAACGTCGACCTATGGGAAACGATCTACTCGCCGGGCGAGTCCGCGCTGACGGCGATTCAGGAGTGCGTCGACGCCGAGTTCCCGGGCGTCTCTAACTTCTACCCCGACCGGTTCGGCCGCGGCGTCTTTCACGGCCGGCTCGCGAAGTTCGACCCGGCCGGCACCGCGGCGTCGACGACCCCCGACCGATGGGATTTCCAGCATTGGCACGTCGGCGACGGCGCCTACGTCGCCGGCGGTCCGAGCTCTCGAGCTCACCTCCGGCGGTTCGGGTTCAATCGCGGCCGGTCGAAGGTGCTGAACAGCGCGCTAGCTACTCCGCTGAACATTCGCGACAAAGACGTCCCGGGGCAGCTCGTGCAGGATCTGACGTCGATCGGGCTCCGCGGCGTGCGGTCGTGGTCGAAACAGAACCTACTCACGAAGCACGGGCTGCTCGATCCGACGTCGTACACGACCGCCGAGCTCGACCGCGGCGTCGCCGCTCTCGCCGAAACGCTCCT